AACCCGACTTTCTCATCATTAATATAAATTAATTTAGTCGGAATATCCTCTAAGGAGAAGGTGTTAATGACTTTTACGATATGTCCCTTAATTATGTATTTTGACATTTTTTTAACCTTGTATGTTTTTTTAAAAGTAAAGTCCCGAAATCACTACGCCAACCTAAGACATTCACTCTTTCTGTTAACTCATCCAACTTTAAGTGAAAGTTTTTTTTAGTAAACTTAGTGGTGACGACGTAAAATAATCCATTCATGAATGTGCAATAAATAGGCAATTCACTACCGGAAGTCATTACTAAACACATTTCACCCTCTCTTGGCAATTCTTTTTTAGGGATTTTCCAATCACTACTAACTTTAACTTTTTCTTGCACTTGCATATTTCCCTTACCCTGCTAAAACTACTTTCAGATTATTCATGAGATGCGATCGCCAAATTGGAGTTAAAGCTTCTCCAAATTCCCCTTCCATTTTTTGCCAAACCCATTTCTCTGATTTACTAGAAAAGCTTTGGATTTTTCTTAAATATGCAAAATAGTGAGTAACGTCATTAAAACTAGGATCTGTACCAAAAACAGCGTGAGTAACCCAACTAGGATGAGGGTCAAACTTTTTAACCGTGCGAAATTCGTAGTAACCTTTGTCTGGATTTGTGCTTGACGCATACAGTCTTTTTAGGATTAGTTGATAAAATTCTTGCGGTGGCGCATTCCTGTCCAAGAAAGGAATCTCTTCCATCTCCCTATCGTCTTCTACGTCATCTTTTAAGTCCAAACCTACTAATTCCAAACTATTTTCTTCTTTAGGTTTAGGTTTAGCTTTGGGAAATTCGTAGCCGCAGTCGGGGCATTTATGTTGGGACTTTCCGCAAATGTATGAACAAGTGGGACATTCTTTACCCTCATTTATTTTAACGTCGTTCCAATCCTCAATTTCATCTGGCCTTCCTAGCAGAACCATAGAACCAGTAAAATCCAGGATTAAAGAGGAAGTTTTGGGAGGTAAAAATTCATTACCCTTAAATAACCTCAAGACACGCCCAACGCATTGGGTTAATTGTCCTGGGGATTTCGTAGCACTTAAAAAGAGCATTGCTTGAGCGCAAGGCTCGTCAAAACCAATCGTCAAAACCCTTACCGACCAAAGCATAATTCTACCTTGGCGAAACAAAGCGCAAGCCCCGCGCCGAGTTTTTGGTAAAGTTCCACTTAAATAAAATTCTTTAATTTCCTCCTCTTCTTTACTAGCGTTACCCTCTGGTGTTTCATCAGCAACAACTATAGAAGGCACTCCTTGAGAGATAAAGTAATCGGAGTATTTTTTGCACTGCGCTTTTGATGGTGCAACTCCAATGGTGGGCATTTCCCTACAACCGTTCTTAAGCCACTCCTCATATACTTTTTCTGGACTACACTTCTCGAAAACTTGTTCAATTTCTGCTGTAGTGTAGTCGCTCCCATCGTTTTTATTTACCTTAGCGGAGACTTTAAAATCACCAATTCTTTTAGCTCGGAAGGGAACTAAATAGCTTTGCGAAATTAATTCTCTTAACGAAATAACTTGGTTAATCTCTACATTTCTGCCAAACTCTTGACCGTCTAATCTATGGGGTGTAGCCGTTAAAAGTATGTGGTTGGCGTTTGGGGCTAAATTAAAAATTACCTCTTTACAGATTTGGCGAAACCAACTTAAATGAGCCTCATCCCAAATTACAACTGAAACATTAGAGGGTATCCATTTTCTTGACTCAATGGTTTGAGCCATCGCAATGATGATTTTTTTACTCTCTAAATAACTTTCTGACCTATTTTTCTTACCCCAAAGAAAATCAGTAAAGGCACTAGCTTCCGCACCTAAAAATCCATAAACTGATTCATCCCACTGTGACATTAACGGAGATAAATTTGAGATTATTAGGACTTTTGAGTTGGGATTAAATGTAATTGCTTTTTCTGCAATATCAACCCCAACTAAAGTTTTACCTCCGCCAGTGGGGATAGTTAGGCAGGGAATTTTGCCTCTGTTTAAAATGTCCCTAGCTACCTCCAGTGCTTTAATTTGATGTGGTCTTCTTTGGATGTGTGGGAGCATATTACCTAATAAGTATCGTGTCCTAATGTTTTACCTTTCGGCTCAGGTCTGCTTGTCACCAACTTTTAACTTTAACTTTTCTGCCACTTTTATTTGTCTCCTAAACTAAAGTTATTTAATCCTTCTCCTTCCCCATCCTTAATAATTTCTAGGATTTTATTAAGCTTTTCTTGGGACAGATGTACTAATTCTTCACTAATCACAAATGCACGAATTTCATTAACGGCTTCAGTTTTTTCTTTTCCGTATTCTTTAATCGTCCAATCGTCGTCTATCCCACCTGCGGGGTTATTTAAGTTGTTTATTAGCCAACTCTTGTTTTTCGGAGTAAGTCTGTCCGCGAAGTTTTTTAAGTTTGCATAAATTTCAGCTTTCAGTCCAGAACTATCTAAGATAAAAGATTTTTCATCCTCAGATAGATTACGGATACCACTTTCTTGACCGTCACCAAACAATGCCAAAATAATACCCAATCTTTTGTCATCTTTCGTTAGAGTCTCACTAGACTTGTTGTGATATTTCCAGTATTTAAACAAACTAAGAAAACTAATCTCAAAATCCTCATCGGCTTCATGAGTAAAGTAGCCAAAACTCCTATCCCACAAGTCGTAAACGCCAACAAAAGTTAATTTCTCAAAAACTATTCTGTCTTCATCAGGAAAAAAGTGATGAGGATAACTTTTAACTAATTCCGAACGTAAGAACACTTTAATTTCTTGACCTAAGAAATGTCTTTCTGTTTTAGCCATTTTACCCCTTAATCTTGTATCCTAATTCGATAATTTTCGTTTTCGCTTCATCTAGCTTATTTTTGGGGTAAGGGTCAAGCCACAATTTACAAGCCATTCTTTAAATTCGCCGGCGTTATTTACCTTTCCTTCCTTAGCTTCTACCGTAAGCTTAGATTGGAGAAAATAAGCCAAATTTAGGGGTAAGATTGGGTGATTTTTTTCCGGCCACACCTCTAAATTTACTAAATTTTCAGCTTGGGGCGGAGTCTGGACTGGGAAAATATGCTGTAGCTGAAACCCTTGCTGTGTCTGGTTTTGAGTATCCGGCCAGACCCCCGGATTAGAAACACTATTACTATTTGACACTCTCAGGGCTAAAGCCGCTGAGATTCTGCGGACAGAATTAATTTAATTTAATTCTCGCTACGATTGCCAAAGATCGTCTACTGAGTTGATCAAGTGATAGACTCAACCTTCCCGATACTTTTCTTAAAATATTAGCTGCTCCGTTCAAATCTGCATTTACGAATGAACCATCGCCCGATTCATACAATCCACGCTTAACACGCTTTCCTGATGCTTTCCACCCGTCTGGTTTTTGACCATAAACAGGTAGGGAGTCTCCATCGAGAAAACTAGCTTTTGATGTATAAGCCTCTTCGGTTTCTTGAAATCTAATACCGTGTAAATCGCATAGTTGCATCAGCCGGGTTTTGAGTTTACCTAACGGCATTTGGACAAACTTTTGATTATTAATTCGCCCCATGTTAGCGTTAGATTTAAAACCCTCGTTCCAACCAATAACTAATGTACCAATGCCGTATTTTAAGCAATGATCAATAATTAATTTTGCAGCTTTATTAACACCATCCCGCATTTGATGGTTACGTTTACGGGTTACACAGTCTAACCAATTGTCCCAATAATCCCCCGGTTTCCCTTCTTTTCGTGTTGATACTTTTTTATTCCAAAGCTGGTTCATTGACTTCATCGAACGGGCATCAATCAAGAGGGAATTACCCAATGTATCAACACAAGCTGCTAAATTATCAGCCGTTCCCAAGTCAATAGATAGAGCTTGATTAATGTCTAAATCATGCTGTTGTTTCTCAACTTCGTAAGACATCTCTAGATAAAAAGCACCGTTTTTAGGTAGGATAGTAAACTCCTTAACATGAGCTATATCTAAATTTGACGGCATCGGTAGAAAAAATTCAGAAATTCCAAACCATCTTTTAACCGTTAGTCCCAACGAAAATCTAAGTTGTCCATTAACTAGAGTTGGTTTCTGTCCTCCACTATGAGGATAAGCAACCTTGAAAAGTTTAGAACCTGTTAGATAGCCGGGTACTTTAGGCTTAAAGTGTAATTGTCCTTTGATAAACAAAGAACGTAATTCTTTAAAAGATTTGAAGGCTTCTGTTACAGATAATAAAGTTTGTTGTGCGGGGATAGATGGCATCGATTGAGCAACCATAGTTTTAGACACTGAAGGCTCGTAAATCAAGTCGAACTTACCCGTTAACAACTTTCCAGTTTTTAAAAATGTTTGTCTAGCGAAATAAACACCACTGTTATACAGCTTCCCTGACTGCTGACAGAGATATTCTAATACTGCCTTTGTTTCATTATCGGGAGACAACAAAACCTGTTGTACTCCCATTGCTTTTTTATTTTTTGCCACCAAGTTACGATTTATGAGAAGTTGACTTCTCAAGAATAATTGATTAAGCTAGTATTGTCAATAGCTATCAAGAAAACAACAAGAGAATATGTTAACGCAAGAAGACTATAAAACCCACAACCACGTTAAATTCCTGGTTAATTACCATTTTGTTTGGATACCTAAACGACGGAAAAAAGTTTTAGTAGGAGAAATAGCAACAAGAGCGAGACAGATTTTTGCTGAACTGGCTATAGAAAAAGGTTGGGATATTTTAGCTTTAGAAGTAGCTCCAGACCATATCCACTTATTTATTAGCGTTAAGCCCACAGATACCCCACATTTAGTTATCAAGGCATTTAAAGGTCGTTCTAGCTTCTACTTGAGAAAAGAATTTCCCCAATTAAAAAAACTACCGTCTCTTTGGACAAGTAGTTATTTTATAAGCACCGCAGGGAATGTTAGTAGCGAATCCGTGAGGAGATATATTGAAGACCCGCATCACGGTTAATATAGAAAATACCAAAGCGGTTAAAACCGCTCGTGTCGCTTATATCTCAGGGCTAAAGCCGCTGAGTTTTACGCTTACCGCGAGGTCTTATAAAATTACCACACCCCTTGACGACGGTACAGAGTGATGGTAATATATGTAAAGAAATAATTTTTAAAAACTACAAAAACTATGGATAGAGCATCAGGTAGGTAAAACTGGACACCAAAAAGCCCGCAGCGACTCAGGCGACGGGCTTTGTTGGCAGTTAAGTAAAAAGTAAAGTCCGATTAGGGAAAATGCTTATTCTCAAACCATAGCACAAAAAAAATTAAAGTGCAAGTCTACCCTTTTATAAAAAAATGGAGTAGAATCAGCATAAGTCTAAACCGCTACTCGGTACACACACATCTAAAATCAGAGGACTGGAATCATGAGAGGTAAATTTAGCAAAAAAAATTCTACCGTTGGCGCGGTAGAATTTTCTAAAAATATTAATTGTTTAAATAACGACGCGGAATTAACAGCCGTTAAGGATAATGATAATACCTCTCTACCGTCGTTGTCAAGTGATTTTAATACTGAAATTACGGATAAAGTAATTAAATCGTTAAAAAAATTAGAATTACCGCACCTTAAGGAATTAGTGGAAGGATCAGGGATTCATCCAGAAGTCCTTAAAGCTAATAAAATTTTCTCCCTCGTAACTTTACCTGGTGAACTTAACGACGCTCACAGTTATTTAAACACTTACGGCGACGGCAACAAAAACGTTAACGCCAACGGAACTTTAAGGAAGAACGTTGCCGATAAATATTGGAACTTAGACTTAGGCGGATGGTGGGTGAGCGGCGCAGAAGTTACTTTTAACGGTTCTACATTTAATTGTGCGGAAATTGAGTGGGGGCAATTTAAGCCAGATACTCCCAGACAATATACAGAAAAAGATAAAAAAGACCATGAGCATATCTGGTTTGATTTAGAACTGATCAATCCAAAATTAGGCGAAGCCTTAAGCCCTAAGAAAAAAATAATTAAATATGAGTCCCCAATTGGTGAAGCAGCAAGGCTAATGCTCTTGTCACCATCAGAGCAGAGTTTTAGAGCTTACGTTAAAAAGTTCTCGGACAAAGACAAATTAAATATAGCTAAGAATTTAGATTATAAAGTGGTTAGAGAGTTCTGGAAATTTGTGGCCAAAACAAATATGCCAATAATTATTTGTGAGGGTGCAAAAAAAGCTCTTAAGCTCTTATCGCATGGTTATGCGGCCATTTCGGTAGCTGGGATTTACGGCGGATACCGTAACCACGAAACTCGGATTTGGGAACTAAGAAAACTACATAAAGATTTTCACGCATTCATGGTCAACTACCGTGAATGGTACTTCTGTTTTGATGGGGAGTCTAAACCCCACGTTAAGCACAATATAGAAGTGGCCATTACCCGGACTGGCGATTTAATCAAAAAAGCCAACGGGAAAAATACCATCCGCGTAATAGAATTACCTGCGCCTAAGCTGTGGGGTGAAAAAACTGGAGTAGATGATTTTATCGTTAAAGAAGGGGTTGGGGAATTTGATAAGTTATTTTATAACGCCCCAACCTTAATGGAATGGAAGAGTATTAGTACAGAATTACTAACCAAATCCTTAGATCCAGAAAAATCCCTTCATTTAACAAAAGAAGATTTAACTTACTCAGAGTTAATGGGGAGACACTATTTACCTGAAGATTTATTTAGAAAAATACCTAAAAATGAGCAGTTCATTGGATTAAAAGCTCCAATGGGAAGTGGTAAAACACACTCCTTTAAAAATTTAGTTGGAGATACTCTAAAACTGGGCGGCGCACCACTGCTTATTACTCACCGCGTCCAGTTAGGTCAAGCCTTAGCTGAAAAATTAGGCGTGCATTACCTCTCTGAAATTAAGAACGAAGACGACCGCACCCAAGCCCTGAATGGTGGGTTAGGCTTGTGTATTGACTCTCTCCATGCCGCTTCTAAACTACGCTTCCATCCCTATGAGTGGCAACGTCCTTGCGTAATTATTGATGAAGTTGAGCAGGTCGTCCAACACTTAATATTTAGTAAAACTTCTGTTAAAAATAACCGCGACTTAGTCATAAGAAATTTAGGCGAGTTATTAAAAAATTGCCTTAACTCAGGGCAAAGAATAGTCGTTGCAGATGCTCACCTTACAGATATCTCCCTAAGATTTTTACGTGGCATTATCCAAGAAGCCAGTGGTCAAGACATTGAACCATTCATTGTTACAGCGGATGAATTTTATCTCCTAGGAGACGGTGAAAGGCTGTGCCACTACTATAAGCACACACAGCCCGTAGCTTGGTTTGAAAACTTACTTTTACACATTCAAAAAGAGGGTGGGGCGTATGTTTGTACTGATGGGCAAAACGTTTGCGCCACTTATGGAACACAAGCTTTAGGGAAAATTTTAAAAGAACGCTTCCCTCACTTAAGAGTTTTAGTAATTGATAGTGATACATCTCAAGACCCTAACCACCCCGCTTTTGGGATTATGGATAGGCTAAATGAGGAAATAGTAAATTGGGACATTGTTATAACGTCACCTTCTGTTGGGACGGGAATCAGTATTGATGTTCGCGGACATTTTAAAGCCGTTTTTGGTCGGTTTTCGGGAATGATTACGCCAAAACAAGCTGTTCAGCAACTTGGAAGGGTCAGAGAAGATGTTCCACGCCACGTTTTTGCTGCAACTAGGGGATTGCAGGAAATTAGCGGCGGATCAACTTCCATAAAATTAATTAAGGCTCATGAAGAGTTTAAGTATGGTGAAGTTATCCAGCAGTTAAAATCTTCTGGTAACTTTATCTATGATGAAGAGTCAGAAAAGCACATGGGTGGAAGTTGCACAGCCCTTGATACCTATTGTGAACTAGCATTAAGGAGTAATGCTGGTAACAAGGGATACAGGGATTTCGTTATGACTGCGCTAAAAAATGAAGGATATGAAATAGTTGAGCCGGACGATTTAGACGGCGATCGCAAAAAAGAACTTAAGGATGAAGTTAAGCAAAATAAGGAAGAGCTTAATTCCCAAGACACGGGATTAAAATTCAATGCGGACATTAGTGTTGCTGAAGATAAAATCGAAAAATTAAATTTTAATGGTGAAGAAATTGCAATAGTAAATCGGGAAGGGGTCAAGAAACTTAAGGATGAGCGGAAAATAGATAAATACCAAACTGAAAAATTAAACATTATTGCAAGGTACAATACTACGAGGTTAAGCGAAGAATTAATTCAATTAGATAAAGATGGGATGTATAACGATTTACGCTTACGCTATTGGTTTAACCAGGGTAATGAGTTTTTAGCGGATAGAGATTTTAGGGTTTTAGATAAAGCTTTAACCTTTGGGCGCAGCTTTAAGCCCGACTTAAACCACGACGTGATTAGTCCCAAGATTAAGAAATTAAAAAGCATGGGGATAGAGTTTTTGTTTGAGAAGAAAATTATCCACAATAACGATGAAGGATTACGGGCATGGATTAGTGACTTAAAAGAGACTAACCTAGTTGAGTTAAAAGCCTTGACTGGGTTAAATATAGGAGCGATGGAAAGTCCTGTAGAGATAGTCAGGAAGATTTACAAGTTATTTGGCTACAAGCTAAATGCAGTAAAAAGAAGTGGTCGCAAGGATGCCTTTGGTAAACGCCACATCTTCTATGAAATCCTGGATAAATACCAAAATTATGGTGGGGAAATTTTAAATAGATGGCTAACTTTGGATAAGAAAAATTCATTGGAAAAGAAAGTAACTAAGATTTGTCTGGAGAATGGTAAGAGAGTTGACCCACCCACAGATGAAGAATTAGCACTATTAAAATTGTCCACAGCATCAGAGGTGGCAGATTACTTAGCTTGGTGCGAGAAGTACGAATACGACGCAGCTTAATCCTCCTTAACTTAAAAATAAATATTATTTAAACTCAACTCCGGCTTAACTTTAATTCAGCCGGGGCAAAAGTCATGGGTATATAAATTTAAGAGAATAAGCTGAAGCCCCCGCGCAATAAGGGTTTTGAGTTTTCCTGTTTTAAAAACGCCGGCGGGCAAATTGTCTTAGGAGTTAGGTTTTGGTTTGTAAAGTTTTATGAAGCGTCAGGCAAAATCCCTATTATAAGAAAAAAACCTTGACACCATTAATGACGCTCACCCGACGGCGTAAAATTTTTAATTACTTGACGACGGTATATAGAGTATGGTAAAATTTAAGTGTAGATATTTAAATTAAGTTATGGCATACATTACAAAGCTAGAGGAAGAATTAGAGTTAGAAATTCTCCAGTTAAAAAGAGAATTGGATAGGGTAAGGGGTCTTGGCAAGAATAAAATTATCCAAGGCGATTGTTTGGAGGTTTTAAAAACTTTGCCTGACAATTATTTTGATAGTTTAATAACAGATCCACCGTGCGGAATTAGCTTCATGGGTAAGAATTGGGATGATCATAAAGGCGGGATGCTCCAATGGATAAATTGGATGTCTGAAGTTATGGCAGAAAGTTTAAGGGTTATGAAACCAGGAGCGTGTGGTTTGGTTTGGAGTATCCCAAGAACATCGCACTGGACTGGCATGGCTTTAGAGTTAGCAGGGTTTAGGTTGATTGATATAATTCACCACTGCCAAGGTTCTGGTTTTCCGAAAGGTCAAGATATTGGGAAAAGTATAGACGCGCTCTATAATGCTAAGAGGGAAGTTATCTTAAAAACAGGCGTAAGATGTGGTGTATTTGCTCACAGTGGTAACGGCGCAAAACAGAATATAGAGGATTATGAAAAAGTTATAACAGCACCTACAACACCTGAAGCAAAACAATGGGACGGTTGGAAAACCCCGGCACTAAAACCAGCCATTGAGGGTTGGTGGTTAATTCAAAAACCAATTAGTGAGAGTAGTATTGCTAGGAATATTTTAAAACACGGCGTTGGCGGGTTGAATATTGAAGCGTGTAGGATTGAGCCACAAGATAAAGAATCTTTTAGTAAGTATTGGGATAGAGACTCAATTTCAGATATACGTGGTGGAAATTATAATAATGGGAAGTCCGGGGAAATGGACTGTGCCAAATATAATGCACCGAGTGGTCGCTACCCTGCAAATTTAATCCTTTCCTGTAGTGCTGATTGTGACGGTGATAACCATAGCCCTGATTGTCCAGTGTCAGTTATTGGTGAACAGAGCGGGATTAGTGTTAGTACGGGAGGAAAGACTAAAACAGGATTACAAGGTTCTTGTTATGGAGATTTTAAAAACCAATCATTAGCACAAAATTCCGGCGGGTTAGGGGACACAGGAACAGCCGCAAGATATTTCAAGCAACTACCATTTGACCCTGAAACGGTAAATAGCGTTTACTACCAAGCTAAAGCATCAACCAAAGATAGAACCTGTGACGGCACGGTAGAAAATACACACCCGACGGTTAAAAGTACAGCACTGATGGAATATTTTATAAAACTTATAACTCCTCCAAATGGCATGGTTTTAGATCCGTTTGGCGGTAGTGGTACAACTGGAGTTGCTGCTAAAAACTTAGGATTTAACTACACATTAATTGAAAGAGAACAGGAATATATTGAGATTATTAACCAGCGTTTAAATAATTAACAATTTTAAAATACCAATCTAAAAAATAAAGTTTAGATTGGTATTTTAAAATAAGGACTTGACGACGGTAGATAACTAATGTATAATAGTTAATAAATCCTACCCTATGATTTATGCTAATGCTAAAGATTTTTTACTTTTGGCTTATTGCCATTACTTACGGCGTTTCCTATAAGGAAGCTTGGGAAGTGGTTTGGGAAGAATACTCGCGCCCCCAAAATAAAACCCCAATTTTAACTTTGTGCAAAAACTTACTTAAAAAATAAAATCCATGCCCCAACCTAAACATAAGTGGTCAATTAAAAACACGCCACCCCGACCTAATACACAATCTCGTTTTTACCATCCTTGCCTTGATGTTTTAGACCAATTAATCCAAAAGCGTAATTTAAGGGATGATTTTATAGATCCTGAGTTAATGCAACTCTGTGACCCTCAAGAAGTTTTTACGGACTTGGAAAAAGCGGCCACATTATGCCAATTTGGTATTATGTCCGGTTACAAAATTGGCATAAGCGGTGACTACGACGTAGACGGCATGACCTCTACTGCCCTATTACTTAGGACTTTTAAGGAACTTAATGCCACCGCGACTTATGCTATCCCTTCCAGAACAGGCGAGGGTTATGGATTAAATAACAGAATAGTCGAGGAATTTTATAATGAGGGCTATAAAATCCTTATTACGGTAGACAATGGTACAAGTGCAATAGAGCCTATTAAACGGGCTAAGGAATTAGGATTAATAGTAATCATTACCGACCACCACGAACCCAGTTTAACTGGCGAACTGCCTATAGCTGATGCCATCCTTAACCCTAAATTTGTGCCACAGGACAATGAGTGGTCGCAGGTTTCGGGAGTGGGGATGGCATTTATCCTGGCCATGTCTGTTTTGGAGAGGTTTAATCTTCATGAAAAGTTAATGGGAGAGTGCCTAGAGCTTTTAACGCTGGGAACGATCGCTGATATGGTTGCCTTAACTGGAGTAAACCGCCGATGGGTTAAGCGTGGGTTAAAACTTATCCCTAATTCCCAAAATTTAGGCATCCAAGCTTTGATGGCGGTCGCAGGGATGGAGTTGGGCGGTAAGGATGGACTAAAGCCAGATGATATAGGATTTAAATTAGCCCCAAGAATTAATAGCGTAGGTCGGATTGGCGAACCGCAACAAGTTATTAACCTTCTTTCCTCAACTAATGTTGTTGAGGCTATGGAATTAGCTCACGAAATAGAAGCTTTAAATGAAGAAAGACAAGGATTGGTTAAAACTTGGGAGAGATTTGTTTTTGATCATATAAATTTACAGCTAGAAGCTGATCCGGAAAAGTTTGAAAGGGAAAAAGTTATTTACTACTTTGAAAAGGGAATCCATAAAGGGATCGTCGGATTGATTGCCAACAAAGTTGTAGAAAAATATGGTTATCCTGCTTTTGTCGGAAGCGTTTCTGAAGAATATAAAATCTCAGGATCGTGTAGAGGCGGAATGTTTTTTGATGTTTTCGCAGCATTAAATTATTGTTCTGAATATTTAGCTACTTTTGGCGGTCACAAAGCTGCGGGTGGTTTTAGTCTTTGGTGGGATGTTAATAATAACTTCCATGAAAGATTAATTAAATACGCCAACTTAGTAAGTAAATCTGAAGAGTTAGGTACAAAATTAGTCTTCGTAGATCACCATTTAGACTTTACTCAAATTTCCCTAAGCACTTTCCAAGAAGTCCAAGTTTTGCAGCCGTTTGGGATGAAAAATCCTGAGCCAATTTTTTACACCACTAAGGTTAAAGTCTTAAAACAAGATAAGCTTAATTTTCCCGGTGCTGTAAAATTTACTTTTGAACAGGCGGGGATTAGTGTTAAGGCTATTGGTTGGGATTTTCAGAAATATTTACCACTTCCTTCCGAGGTTGACATAGCCTATAAGTTGAAAGAAAATTTATGGAATGGTAAAATTACAATAGAATTAAATTTGGAGAGTTTTAAGTCATGTTAAATCTAGATATTTGGGTTTTTAATAGAGCTAAACTAACCAAGGAACACACAAGTTATTTAGTGGAACATTACAAAAATTTCGTTCCTGTTACTGCAAAACTTTATAACATGACAGAAGTTGAGTTTTTAGAAAAAGTAGAAGGTGGCGAGATTTATATTAGGGATGTTTTCTTTAAGCTTGCGGCAGATTTAGTGGTGGCTATATTTTTTAATGTTTTTGCTGCATTTTTTAAGGGAGTGGAAAATAAATAGCAAACTATGTCCACGAATTAGCTCAAGAAATAATTAGGTTAAATAAATGCTAAAAACGTACACGGCACAGCACAAACCCAATCAGTTAATTTACGGAAGTGGACAAACTGCGGTAATTACGGGATGGGCAGTAAAAGAAACCCTACGCAAGCACTTAAAAGATAATGAATACGCTGTAATTGGACAGCTATACTCACCTACTAGAGGTATCAACTTACTAATTCGTAATTTGTTACTAAATCCTCATGTGCGGTATTTAGTTATTCTCAACGCTACTAAAGAAGATAAAAACGCGGGTGCTTGTCAATGTTTAGGTGATTTTTTCCGTTATGGTGTAGAAGCAAGTATTAGTGATACCGGGCGAAAATCTTGGGTAATTCGTTCTTTAATTCCGGGTTATATTGATATTGATATTGATATCAATGCTTTAGAGAAATTACGGCTTTCTGTAGAAATTCAAGACGCAATATCAATTTCTGATGCTGTTGAAAAAATCCAATATTATGGAAATAAAGAAATAGTTGCACCCTGGGGAACACCTGTAGAATTTCCCATGACGACAATTGAACCAACAGTTTTTCCAGGAACACGATATGGACATAGAATAGAAGGTAAAACCATTGCTGAAACCTGGGTAAAAATCATCCACAGAATTAAAACAACAGGGACAATTAGACCAACTGGTTATGATGGAAAATGGCAAGAATTGATAGATTTAATGGCAGTTGTCACCGACGAACCTGATGATTTTTATTTTCCCGAACCTAATTATTTACCAATAGATAGGAGTTTTTTAGAAGAATATATTTCGCAAATATTAGATGATGCAATTAATCAAGAGGGGGTAAAATACACCTATGGACAAAGGTTGCGTTCTTGGTTTGGAAGAGATCAAATTGAACAGGTAATTGAAAAATTAATTGGAGAAATTGATGCTGCTAGTGCGGTCATGACTTTATGGGATGTTAAAGATCATGAAAAAGGTGGTAGTCCGTGTTTAAATCATATTTGGTTAAGAGTAGTTGATAATGAATTATCATTAACTGCTGTTTTGAGAAGTAACGATATGTTTGCAGCTTGGCCAGCTAATGCTATGGGATTGAGGGCTTTACAAAAACATATTAGAAATGAGATTTGTCAACGTTCTCAATATGATTTGAAACTTGCTCCCTTAATAACCTTGAGTCAGTCTGCTCATATTTATGATGATACTTGGAGTAATGCGGAACAGCTAATTAAAGAACAATATTCTGCAATTTGTAAAAAATTAGATTATTATGATCCTGCGGGTAATTTTTTAATAGAAATAGCAGATGATAAGATAGTTGTTACCCATACAACCCCTGGAAGTGGTGAAATTGTCGGTTGCTATTCTGGGAAAAATCCTTTGAAAATGATTAAAGAAATTTGTGCTGCATCCCCTTCGGTGTGTCCAGATCATGCAGGATATTTAGGTATGGAATTACAAAAAGCCAGCGAGTGTTTAACAAACGGTATTGAATACATCCAGGATAGGTGAATAATGATTACTTACCAAAGACCAACATGGGATGAATATTTCCTCATGTTGGCTAAATTAGCCGCAACTCGCTCAACTTGTCTTGCTTTTCCAGTTGGTGCTGTAATTGTTAAAAATAAGCAAGTTATCGCCACAGGTTATAATGGTTCACCGTCAGGCTCGGTTCATTGTATAACCCAAGGATACTGTTATCCAGGTTTAAATAGCTGTGATGCTAGTAAAATACTACCATCAAGGGCTGTACACGCAGAAGCAAATGCGATCGCTCAAGCCTCAAAGTATGGTATATCTACAGATGGATCAAGTATATACGTAACATTAGAACCCTGTTTATCTTGTTTGAAGCTAATTATCTCCGCAGGAATTAAAGAAGTATTTTATGAAACTTCTTTTAATAGTGGAGAAAAAGCTTTAGTTAGAGATTCTTTTGTTAACGAAGGTTTAGTTACAATTAAGCAAGTTCAACTTTCTGAAAATATAGCCAAAAAAGCTGCTTCTATCTTTATGGAAGGTGGGTTAAATTATGGCTAGTTGGGTGAGATGGAGTAAAAAGGAAGATGAAATATTAGAGGAATATGTAGGATTCCACAGCCCTGAAGACATATCTCTAATATTAAAAAAACAGGGATTTAATAGAACTCCAGAAGCCGTTAGATCAAGGTTTAAGGTTTTAAAAATATCTTACGCAAGAGAGTTTGATGATCTATCTCTTTCCAGGATAGGAAAATTATTAGGAGTAAGCCGTAGCACAACATCTTCTTGGCATAGGACAGGAAAAATAAAAGGTAAACCTTTAGGGAAGGGTAGGGAAATTGTTGTAAAATATGAAGAAGTGAGGAATTTTTTAAAGAAATATTCCCAGAAACTTAAAACTGTTTTAGACAAAGACGGATTAAACTTTTTCTTAGGAGGAGAATAGAACCTTATGCTTTACTTTTACGCTTACCTTATTTTTGGATTAGGTTTTACTTTCCATGCAGCCTTGAATGATTTTTCTAATTTAATCTCAACCCCGATAAAATCATTCTTCTACCTACTTGCACTCATCGCCTTTTACCCAATCTTTGCTATTTACGGGATTTATCTCAGAGTATTCACGCCCTAAACCCTTGTTTTTTAACTTTTAACTTACTACTTGACGACGATATGAGAAGTGTGTAAAAATTCTTTTATATCGTCGTCAAGTTTTTTTAAAATGAAAGCCAAAAAAGAGCCTTGGATTATTGTCACAGAAAAGAACGGTAATGTTCATAGATTTAATTATTACACCATTTGTAGTTTACACAACATAAAAGAGGATGTGGTTCTTACGCAAACTAATGGGAAGTCACATACATTCGTTGGCGATGCTGCTAAGAGTTGTTTAGAACAATGGGAAAGAATTGTAAATAAAGAGGAAAATTAAGGACGAAACTCCTGTTTTAAGCTTAAATTAAGCTCAAAAACGTCATTACCCTTAAATATCCAATTCCACTCTAAGCAACTCCATAATTGGGAGTTAAAGTTAAATGGCGCACCATTTCTGGAAGTTAAAAACTCTTCAATTTCTTCATAATCATCCCTTGTTACTGCAATTACTTTAGCTTCTTGCATTTCCCTAACTAAGTTTAGTTGAAAATTAGTCCCCCTTAATTCAGTCCCGCCCTTACGCCTATCTGCGTTTGTGGCGGGACTTTGCTTTAGAGATAGGGGATTCTCCCAAGTTAAAACAAAACTTTGTGGTGCTGTGGGGTATACTGGCATAAAATTTAAAAAATAGGTAAGGTTATGGACATTAAGAAGAGGAATGAGGAAATTAAGGGGTGCGTAGGATTAATAATTCTAATGAGCTTGGTATTTTTCATTAAAGGTGTTGTAGATGGGGATATTAACCTCAATCCTCCTACGAGAGTAATCAAGATTGAGGTTAATGAAAGATAAATTACCTATCATATAAACCACCTCTGTTTAAGCTACCTCCAGGACGACGCTCTTGCTTGATTGTCTCTTGGATTTTTGCTTCTAAAGCTTTTTCAAACAAGGCTTTGTTAATGTTGCCGTTGCCACCCTCGCTATTATTAATGTTCACGTTAGGCGTAATGTTAATCGTATCTCCACTTCTTCCTACGTTATTAATATTCCCTAAACCTTCACCTATCATACCGCCGCTACTAAAACTCTCCAATTTATTACTACTGTTTAGTTGATTCCATAACTTAGTTTCTTTTGGAGTTAAAACCCGTTCACCTTCGTTAGCGATAATTAAGCGTGGGTTAAACCCACTTATCGCCCTTTCCTTGTTTAATAAATCCCCAACCATTCCGCCTTTAGCAAAACTAGAGAGCGTAGCTGAACCAAAGTCAAATGCTCCGCTAGAACCAAAGTCTACAAAGTCTAATCCGCCGTCTAAACCACCTAAGCTAAAACCATCGCTAAAGTCAAATGCTCCGCTAGAACTAAATGGGATTGCGCTACTACCTTCGAGTATTCCAAAACTACTCTCTCCAAACGCTCCAAAAATACTATCTAGCACTCCGCCATCTTTGCTACCTGCGCCCATAATATTTTGCAAGGCTAAAGCCGCTTGTTGTAGCATTGTAGCGGACACACTTAGATTAGCTCCCGCGTTATTTAAAGCGATCGCGCCCACGTCTTTAACTTTATTGCCAAAAATAATTTCAGTTAATTTACCAAATAGTTGGTTAGACAGTTCCTTACTTGCAACAGCAGCTAAATTGCTTAAAATACTTTTTGCAATCTCGCTAAAAGCATCGACTATACTTCTTTTACTCAACTCCGTCTTTTTCTTTTCTAAGTCTCTCTGCGCTCTATCTAATTCTTTTAGTTGTTTGTTATTGCCTGAATTTTGGTATGCGTTTCTTACTTCCTGAATATTACCGGACGTATTCATTATAATGTCGCGGCGTTTCTTAGCAATCTCATCTAGGGATTTATTAATATCCTGTAAATCGCCAGCGTTTTTATTAACAGAGTCGTTCATGAAAAATCCCTTTAGGATATTGTCAAAATCTCCTTTAATTCCGCTAATAGCCTCGGTGAACATATTAAATTCTTTCGCAACATTGTCTAGTTTTAACTCGTTTAGCTTAAGTAAATTTTCACTAAGTACAGATATTTCTTCTGCTGAATAATTACTTGATAATCCTAGTTTAGCTATTTCGTTTTTTTCCTTCTCAAAATCCATCTTAATTTGTGATAAAAGCTGTGCTTTTTGCAATTCCTTGTCTCTAACTCCGAACAAACCCCGACCTCTTATTATCTCGGAAGAAATTGCACTACCGGATGAATTTAATTTTTCCATCCTGCCGAGTTCAATGCCTCTATTTGTAATCGGCGCGAGCTTAGTTTGGTAAGAATTTTCTGCGTCAAGGTTAGATTTTTCTTTTCCGTAATTACGGAAAGCTTTTAGTCGTTCTATTAATTTTTCTTGTGGACTAAGTAAGGTGTTACCTTGAATTTCCAATAATTGTTTCTTGTAAGCATTAGTTAGCTCGTTAGTTTTTATTGTTAATTCATTGGTTAAGCTGACTAAACTAACCATCCCATCCTTATTGTCAATCGCAAACCGTTCATTGTCTAGTTGCAATGATTTCATTTGCGAGGCTTGGATAGTTTGCGATTTAGTTAATTCGTCGTTAGCTTGCTTAATTCGCTTAACTGTATCGGCATAATTAAAGTTAAGATCAACGCCCTCTCTTTTAACAGAATTAACATTGAGAATGGCTTTAAATTCCTTCTGAAAAGCTGCTTCACTCATGTTACCGCCCTTACCTCCGCCATCATAATAACGTCTTTGGAGGTCTAGTAATTGTTGGTATTGGTCACGGGTTAATTCTAGTAAGCTAATATTTCTTTGAAGTGATGGAATTTTTAAAACCAACGGATTTAGCGGGTCAATTTCCTCAAGTTTTTGAACTAACTGTAACTGTTGTTGTAGTTGTTCAATAACTTTTGATTGTTGCGATATATCCTGCTCGCTTAATCTGAAAAACTCTTTTTTGTCAAAATCTTTCATTGACGCTTTGAGGATGCTATCAATATTGGATTCTAAAAATTTCAAGCTATTTTTAGCTTCTGCATTTTTAAAAGCTGTAGCTTTAAAACTTAGATCGTTTGTCTGGATTGCGGCTGCGGCTAATCTCGGATCATTAGGAAATCTCTTCATTGCCAGATTAAATGCGGCTTGTAAGTCCGGTTTTTGCGCGATCGCTCCATCCGTTTCTCTAATAATTTGCTTCAACAACTCAACATCTTTCTCTAATTTGCGGCGTAATTCATTAAATTGGAGACTAAACATATCCGCATTACTCATGTTAGGAGATAAACCTTTTAACACCGTTATTCTAGTCCCTAGAGTAGAATCTTTCGTACTGCTGATGTCTCCTATCGCGGTTTTTTGAGAGGACATAATAAGCCTGTAAGCCTCTAGCCTTTGTTTTAGCTCATTTTCTCTGATTTGTTCAGGATTTAGGTTGCTGTTAGTTTGATTAGTTTGATATTGTTGGGCAGCGGTGTTTAATTTAAGTCTACTAGCTTGTGTTACCGCTTCCTGCATTTGGTTGGGTTGAATACTTCCGCCTTGCATAACAATCTGCACCAATTGTCGCGCTGTATTGCCGTACCGATTTTCTGCTTTGGGGAGGTAATTACCTAGCGTAATATCACCATCCCCTACTCCTAATGATGCGTTAGGATTTCCCGCAAAAACGGTAGATAAAACTTTTCGGAAGGAGTCTAGCTTTTGCCCTCTACTGTTCTGTTTTAAGTATTTCTGAACAAAAACTAATTGCTCTTGTGGACTCATTTGAGACAGAGCGTCTATGTTTGTACCCAGTCCTCTAGCCGTAGCGGGCATGAACTGAATTAAACCTGTTGCGTTTGTGCGTTTGTTCCTAGCAGATGGCGAAAGTGTACCACCTGTTTCATACAGCATCGTTTTAAGTAGGTCTTCAGGGTTTGCTCCTACGCTTTGAGCTATTTTAGCCACGCTTTGCAGGAACTTGGTATCTATACGTGGATCTAGCCCTGGAACAAGCGGAACTTTTGGAACGGGTTGACGATTTCTTGATGTCTTGGGCGTATTAACAGTGTTTTGCACGCCACCTGAATATTCTTTTGATAACTTAGCGGTCAGCCTACTTGCTTGCGAGTCTGGCAATGAGTTACGTTGATTGTTCTCGCTAGGGGCGTATTCAATATGTAGGTGTGCAGCGTCGGCATCCCTCGCAGTACCAGGGTTTCGAGTCCCGAATTGCGTACCTCTTCCGCCTGCCTCACCCACAGTACCTAGTAGATCACCCGTCTTAACCTTTTGTCCCACCTGTACATTTCTGTCTAGCAGATGTCTCATGTTTAAGTGAGTGATTTTCTTGCCTTCAAATTCTATAGGCATATCTAGCTTGATGATCACAAGCTGTTGGGGTTGATACCCAGGAACTAATGGGTTTGCATCGTCTGTATTCTTAGTTCCGCCTACTCGACTTTGCACCACAGTACCAGCGAGAGGGCTAAAAATCTTAGAACCTATTGGCGCGAAGATATCATCACCAATGTGACCCCTCGCAGAGTCTATTGACGAACTACTATTTTCAACAAAACCAACCTTCCCTTTTGCTTTTAACCGCGTACTAGGCGTTGAATTATTATCTACTCCATAAAATTGCTTTAAAGCTCCAATCGGATTACTAACAAACTCTTTAGCACCCTGCTCTAACTGTTGCCCAGCTTTTTCCCCAAACACCGTGCTAACCGCCGATTGAACACCACCCGCTAAATTTTGTAACAAGCCTTGTCCGGTAGCCAGGGAAGCTAACCAGTTGGAGGTTTTTATTCCCATATCAGTGATCGCAGTCCCCACGCGATCAAAGCCGTTCTCAAAAGACTTAACTAAATCTGCAAACTTAGTACCAAGACCTTCTATCCATGAGTTGCTAGTTTTACTTAAGTCTTTAATACTATCTTCAGCTTTTTTAGTTGCGTCTACAACACTGTTAGATAAGTTATTTATATTCTTATTAATTTCATCAACCGTCCTGTTTACGTTTTCAAGACTGAGATTAAAGTTATCGGCAATACTAGAATCTATCGAGATAATTTTTCCTGGTAAACTCCGTTGTAGTTCTATAGCTTGTAGCTGAATATCTTGGACGTTATTCTGGTAGTCAATCCTCTGTTTTCTTGCTTCTAGTCGTTGTTTCTCTATTTCGGTTGTTTGGGAAATTACATTAATAATCCCCTCAATAAACTGAGTGTAGATATTGTCCCCAGCACCAATTAAAGCCTCTCTAAGTTTATTCTGTACTTTAGAGTTTTCAAAGGTCTTTTGTGCTTTCTCAAATTCAATACCCACAGCTTGAGATTCTCGAACGGCTGCGCGATAATAGTCGGTGACTTGCTTTGTTTGTTGGTAGAGGCTTTGGATTAAGTTATATTTCTGCTCTGCAATTTGTTGTTGCATATCAACAGTTTGGATTTGCATTTCCTTAACTTTTATAAAGCCACTTAAAATCTCTTTTTCTTTACTTCCATCAATACTTCTTTCTTGTGCAGCCTTTAAGGTGTCTATACCGCTTCTTTTATTTAAATTAAGGGCGTTTAAGACTCCATCTAAATCATTAACTTCCAATTGAGCGGACATCTCTTGGATTTGTTTTAAATTATCGGCAATTTTACCAGTCAGAGTGGCTTGAGTTTTTAAGTTGTTCGTATATTCCAGTTGCCCTGGTAAAACGTCCCCACTGCTGCCAAGATTAAATAAATTAGTTTTCTCTAAACTTAATGCCGTATCTCTATATTGTCTTAGATCGTTAAACTTAGCTTCTAAGTTCCTTATTTCAATTGCAAATTTTTGCATTTCTGTTAAGGAATTTTTAATAGCCTTAGTCATCTTGTCTTGTTTTTGAATAACTGTGGCTAAATCTTGTTCAGTTACCTTAATTATTTTATTAATTTGTTCAATTTCACTTTGATAAAGTTTGGGATTTTTCTTTAGTTCTTCCCAATACTCCAAATAAGTTTTTAAAGTTTCTACTTGTTTGTCTAAATTAGCTTTAGTTCCGCCAAACAATTCTAAGGGCTTTTCTCTTCTTTGACTTAATTCTTTTTCTTGTTCTTGCAGTTCTCTTAATTGTTGAATGTCGCCAGGATTGTTAGCAATAACAGCCCGACGCTTCATTTTAATATCATCCAAAGATTTATCAATGGCTTGAATTTCTTGGATAGCATCTTGTATAGCAGGAGAGTTACTATCTTTCAAAATATCGAAAGTGTTTTGTTGCCCAATAGTTGTTTGTTTGGCACTATCCTCCATTTGTTTTATTAGTTTTTTTGTATCGTTATCAAATGGGTTAAGCGTAAATCTTTCTCTAAATGCTGAAAAGTCATCACGGCTAACTTTAGAGGATGGATTTAATAATTTTCTTTGTTCATTAATAGACTGAGTAACGTTTCTAGTCTGTTCGCCAATTGCGCCGCTGTTATCCTTGAATTTCATCATTATTTCATCAATAGCTTTCATCGCCATTGATAAAACAAACATCTGAGCGGCTAAAGTTGCAATACTTTGACCCATCCCCAGCAATGCACCCTTAGCCCCTCCCGCAGAAGAGGAAATTCCTTTTAAATACGTCGCAAACATTAACCAAACAGGACTTCCTAATTTAATTAAGGTAATCAGTAAGACACTTTTTAAGAGTTGGAAATTCTTAGTTACTAAATCTATACCAGACGCAAAAACACTTAAAGAAAAGTTTCTGAAAGGCAGTAAAGTTTTACCAATACTTTCCTGTAACTCAATTAAGGAATTATTGAATTTATTAGTTATCGCCACTGAAGAATTAACGGCATCTCCTACACCTGATGAAGTTTGCGCTTTTAATTGTTGAGCAAATTTTGGCAAAAAGTCCTCAGCTAAAACCCTGCCTGTACTTAATAATTGGTTCATGGACTGGGTGGTTGTTCCGTAAGCGTTTGCGGCGATTTGCGAAGCGTTGGGGATTGCTTCAGCGAGTTGTTGTCTTAATTCCTCTTGAGATACAACCGTTTTTCCAGACATTTGCTCAAGCGCGGTAAAAGTCCTTTGCTGCTTGTCTAAATCTAAACCATAGACAGCCGAAGCTTGAGTGACTGCGCTAACGATCTGGCGAGATTGATAGCCTTCTATGGGAGTATCCTTAGTTGCCTGGAAGAATTTACTGCCACTTTCTAAAGTTTGGCTTAAGTCAACGTTGAGTCTTTTTGCTTCCGATCTTAAAAATGCAATATTTTTAGCACCCTCTGAAATGCTTCCAGAAGTGAACTTAATCCGTCTCTCTAAATTCTCAAAGTTAGCGGCGACTTCTATGCTTGCGGGAGCTAAATCTAAGATAATTTTCCCTACGGCCAACAAAGCTAGGACTTTAACAACATTACCTATAGAAGATTTAACAAAGTCCATCATCTCGCCAAATTTCTGGACTTTACTCATTCCCTCTACAAAACTATCAAAAGCCACCTTAGCCTGGATGAACCCTTCCTTAATTTTTTCTGGCATCTTAAGGAAATCTACAAATAATTCCTTAGCTGCAACAATACCGTTAGCTAACCCCTCGCCTAATGCTGCCGATACGTTAGGATTGGCGATTTCCTTAAGGAAATCTAAATAACCCTTAAATCTTTCCTTAGCTTCCTTAAATCCTGGGATACTTCCTAATCCTTTACTAAAGCCTCGGCTTAATCTTTCTTTATCTTTTTCTACGTCAGATGTAATTGTGCCATTTTCTACAGATTCTTTAATTCTGTTTATTTGTCTAATGAGCGATGGAATTATGCCATTGTTACCACCTTCTAAGAATTGCAGACCCTTAGTGAAACCTTCACCTACATATTTGCCCAACATTATGCCAAGTCTTACAAATGACTGGGAATTTTTCTTTACGCCATTTTCTATCGTAGATTGTGGAACTTGGGGAATACCATTTGGTAGGAATGGGGGTAGTTGGGGCGCAATACCCCTTGGTGTTGTATTAGATATTGGGAAGGATATGGATTGAGGAACTTGGGGGGGTAAATAAGCTGGGGGAATAGAAGAAGTGTTTGGAAGTCCAGGGCTTGTGCCGCTTCTTGTTGTGCCAGGGATGGTATAGGATAATGGTGGGTTTTGATGAGATTGTGGTGAACTCCAAGGATCGGGAGTTATGGGAAAAACTCTCTTTTGGTTTGTACTTACAATGTTGGGGAGTCCGTGACCCGCAGGAGTGTTCCAAGGATCGGGTATGCCATTTATCATTCCCGCAGCGCGTCTTCTTTTGCGCTCATTCTCTATTGCTGCACGTATTACGGCACTTGAGATTGTTCTAGTAGAAGGTTCGTAAGAAGTAGGAAGAATTGGAAAGGAGCTAGTGCTAGGGAATGGCTTAGGTAAAGTAGCGTAATTAAATTTAGTTGGAGAAATACCCTCTATCCCCTTCCTCATTTCGCTTATTTTCGAGGCGATGATTGTTTTAAATCTATTTAAGGATTCGTCCGCACCCGTCCCCATAGCATTGCCTATATTTTGACCAGTTCTAATAGCCCATCTTGAGGGTGATTTAATTTCTAATTTTTCTTCTACTGTATCTATTACTGTATTTGCTAATTTTTCAGAAGATGTACGTAAATCTTTTAATGAACTTTCCAAACCTTCGGTCATGCCCGCACCTACATTTTCGCCATACCCCTCCATTACTTTAGATGGAGATTGCATTTTTAATTTTTCTGTAACTACGTCAGGTACTATATCTGCTAATTTTTCAGCCGCAGTGCGTAAATCACCTATGCTATTTTTTACACCTTCACTTACGCCCGCTCCTATATTTTCGCCAATTCTAACTCCTCCATGCAACGCACTTATTCTCGCTGCTTTATTTTGAACAGAAGTTATTTGTGATAAAGAATTGCTTAGTTGTGAACTCTCTCTGCTTTTTGCAAAATTAGGATCTATTCCTGCACTATTTCTTAATTTTGTTATATCAGCTTTGGCTTTATCTCCATACTGCTTAATCGCCGCAGATAACTCAATAACTGGAGCGAAGTTACCAGTTGTTTCTGCATCTTTTAACAGGGATCTTAGTTTAGCGAAATTAGCATTAAATTTAGCGGCTAATTCTTGCGCTGATTTTACCGCAAGTTTGGCTTTTTCTGACACCTCAATATCTTTACCGGATGTAGATTGAGTAACTGGGTTAACTCTAGTTACTTGATATCCGTTGGGGGTTGCGCTTACGGATGTAGATTGAGTAACTGGGTTAACTTTAATTACTTGATATCCCTTGGGGATTGTGCTTACTGGAGTTGGAGTATAAGATTTTTCAACAGTATAAGTTGGTAAAATGGCCGTTGGTTTAAATTGTGGTAAATCCCCAACAGTTTCTTGCAGTAACGATTTGCCCGAATAACCTATCGGTATTTCTTTAGCAGGATTTAGCGGTATAAGTAACGAAGGATCTATTTGCCTAGCTTCGGGTATGGGCAGGGCTTTTTTGTACCCTTTCTTTATACTGTTCCTTATTTTGTTAGCATCTAATATTCCCCACAATGAAATGTCTATTAAAGCTCTTTGAATAGTTGTCGCCTCATCCTCAGCTTTCTGCTTGGCAGAGGGCATAGTTGTGGACATACCTAAATCAATTGCTGATATTTTCCCAGGATCTACTTTGTTTGTTACTGGATCGATTTTATAGTCTTTAAAAAATACATTGGCGGAAGCTAGATCGTTATGAACAACACCCATGTCTTGCATAGCCCTACCCAAACTTCCGACATAACGATAGAACTGTGAAAATATTTCATTAAATTGCTTTATATCCTTTCGGATTTGTCTGTCTAATAATTTGTTGGCGTTTTCTAAATCCTCTATAGCTTTTTTTATTTCTTTCCTTCTCTCAGGGTTTTTTTCGTTTTCTAATTCATTTTCTAATTTCGCTATCCTTGGTTTTGTCTCTTTCTTTAACTTTGCTTGTTCTTCTTTCGAGGCTCTTATGGGTGCTGCATAGTCCTCCATAATTTTCTTCAAGTCCCTCCCTTCTATTTTTTCTACAATCATAGATTCTTTTTCGTTCGCCGCATAAAGTAACGGGGCGTATCTGCCCTGTAGTCTTTCATAAGCTTTAACTTCCTGTTTTGATGCTATTTTTTTTGCACCTTCAGGATCTAAATCAGTTTTGTAAACCAATTTATCGGTTATCAAAGCCATAGCTCCAGACCATCCATGACCTACAGCTTTAATTTCTTTAGCGTCCGGCATCATCGGAGCTATAGTTTTAAGCATTTTATTAAACCCTAAAATTGACGCTGGGTGTTCTCTCATAGCATCCGAAATCGGTAGTTTTTTTAAGTTTAAATTTTCTTCAAAGTATTCCGATAAATTGCGAAACTCAGGACTTTGCTCAGAAGCATACTTTGGTATTTTTTCTGACCCTGGAATTGTCGGTAAATACTCAATTTTATCTAAAAAGTCGGGCGATATATTTCCTTTGGTTTTAATAAATTCTTCTTGTAACGACAGAATTACTTTAAATCCTTGAACGATTTTTTTTCCGTACTCTTCAAACTGTTTTTGTGATTCAAACCAAGGAATTGTTGCTATAGACAAATCTCGCTTGCGTTCCGCAACTTTGCCAACGTTCAGTCCGCCAGCCCACCAACCCTTATCAGGGATTGCTTTATTTTCTTTAAAAGTTTGAATAGACTCATTAATGCCACTAACTTCATCCACATACCTCATAAATCCGGGATCGGTAACATTATCCGGGAACTTAATCTTTTCCATAACGTCGGTTTTGAGATTTTCGGTAGGCAAATAATCAATCTTGTCTAAAAATTTTGGCGATATATTGCCGTGAGTTCTAACAAACTCTTCTTGCAGTTTTGCAACAATTTCAAGCCCTTTAATTATTTCTCTTCCGTATTCCTCGAACTGTTTTTGTGATTTAAACCAAGGGATAGTTTTTTGTGAAAGTTCTTGGTTTCTTGCAGCAACATCTTCTCTTTTCAAACCACCTGCGAAGTAAGCTCCTGGTACAACCGTTCTAGTTTTAAAAGATTCAATAGATTGATTGATAACCGATGCCACTTGTTTATATCTTTGATATCCAGGATGAGATTCATCATTGGGCAAATCTTTCAATTGCCCTGTAGGACGTTCTGTTTTTTCTGCATTTGATAGCATTAATGTGCCAGCGTCCACAGCCTGACCTCGAAGTATGGTTGCCATTGATCTCACCTGTTCCGGCATCCGTTCGTTGGATAATTGTCCAAAAAGGTATTTAGAATCAAATAAGTTTTTTATTACACCTTGACTGTATTGCCCCTTAGAGGCTAAATCCTTAGCGTGCATCGTAGAAATGACTACTTGGTGAACCTGCAACATGAGTCTTTGCAAGTCAGACATAGTATCTCTTGATGTCTTGTCTGTAGGTAAACTACTACCTACAGTGTCATTAAATTTTTCGACAAAACCAGGAGATCGAAATAAGTGATGTGTCGCATGAACGTTTGCCCCTGACGATCTTAGACCTGAATCATCAAGGATGTTCATTGCACTGCTCGGATTATAAACACCTATTTTAAACGGGAAAGTTAAGGGATCTTTTTCTAAAATTGCAGATGCAAAACCTTTAGGTGTTGCATTTGATAAATTTGAAAAAGGATAAGCCATAGCTAGTGCTTTTGTCTTAGTCCCTTCATACTCCGCCGCTTTTGCATACCTGTAAGCACTTGCGCCACCAAGAGAGAAGCTGATAGCCGAAGCGTCGTTTCCTTGTTCTCTAGCCAGCCTTGTGTGAGCTAAAGCTTGAGCGGCGGCTACGTCCGATCCTAGAGGATTTAGCGAATAGGCGATCTGTCTTACCGCATTCTTTATAGTTGGAGATAACGATCCCATCCCAGGGAGAAGTTTTTTTATTAATACGTCATCAGTCCACTTATCTATTTCAGCAGTCCTTTTGCTAACATCTGTGTCCAAATTTTCCACTGGTAACAATTTTATATTCTTCCCAACAATAGGTTCTAAGGAAGTAGCGAGTGCGCGGCCACCCTGTCCGAACTTATCCTCAGCACCCCCGATTACAGAAACCACCTTTTGTCCAGGCTCTAGTATAGGGAAGGTTGCTTTTCTTGCTTGGTAGTGAGATTCGGACAGCTTGCTTGTATGATAGGACTGCATTCCCTGTATAAAATTAAGAATTGGCTGAACTTCTTTCATCAAAGGGAGAATAACTTTGTTCGACAAGTCAGTGGGTTGAGCTTCTTTTATGATTGTCGGAATAAATCTCCTCTTGTGTTCATCCAACGACAAGCTTGATTTTTTGGAAGAAATTGCTTCAAACTTTTTCTTTAATTCAGGCTCTTCGGACAAAATTCGGTCAACAGCTTCAATAGAGGATGGAGTGTTTTTATTAGATTTATACTCTTCCTCAAGATTTGCGATTACTTGTAAATCTCCTAGCCTATTAAGCTGTTTTTGCATTTTAGTTCTTTTTCCGGCAGCAAATTTAGCTTTATCGAAACTACCGCTACTGATTAATTCTGCAAAAAAAGTTTCATAGACCTGGGACTTTCCTATAATTTCTTCATCAACTAGCCTAAATCCATCTTGAATTTTTTTAGCAAACTGTTTTGTACTTTTCCCTGTTAATTTAATAGACATCGATCTACCGATTTCTTCAGTAAATCCAACTGCAATATTATCAATACCTTTACCTATGGCATCAGCTACTTTTCCTACAGCCCTAAACGGCGACATGGCTATATTCGCAGCCATATTCACAGGTGACATAATTACACCCTTTACGACATCTCCTACAGTATTGTTTTTATTTCCACTGCCGTTATTGTTAACGCTAACATTAGCTGTAACCTTTCTTTGCCCTAATTTATCTAATTCCTTATTTAAGTTAGTTAATTCCCCGTCATCAACAAAAACTTTTAAAGGATTGTTTTTAAAATAAGTTTGTGTTTGCTTAAAGTGAGTTACCTTTAAGTCAAAATGTTTATTAAGGTTTTTTAGCGAGTCATCATTAACGCCTATGGTTAAATTAAGATCTTTCTCTAGAAATTGAGCTTGTTTAATAGCCTCGACCCTAGCCTTTTTTATATCTTCCATTAGCTTGGAGTAATCACCAACTAACTCAACAACTAATTGTGGTAATTCCATATAATTTACTCTTCTAATAATAAACTGATTGAGGCTAGAACTTGAGGACTAACTAAACTATTCTCAAAGGCAAACTTAATACAAGATTTTGTTTCTTCACTAATGCCCGCCTTGTCGGTTTTAACTTCATTCTTGAACGGTAAAAAATCAGTCCACGAAATATTTTTACCGCCCAAGAACCCATAAACCACTTCCGCCAACCTTGCAGTAGTAAAGCTTTTTTCGTTAGACTTGACCCTATCAATTTTTTCCAGTCTTGATAGGGTGTCTAAAATTACAAAAGGCGGAAGTTGGAGGAAATTTACCCAGCTACTAAATCTACTGTCTTGGATTCCGTGCTTTTGGATCTGGAGGTAGATGGTGTACCAGTCAATGTCGTCTCCGCTTCCACTTCCGTATTCATCTTCTTCACTTCCTCCAGCGGAGTTAGAGCTTTTTTTTCACCTTCAGGATCTTCTATAATATTGAGGCTTTCGGATTGGTAAAACTCAAAGACGGCTTGGATTAATTCTTGGGGAAGTCCTGCAATGTCAGCAAAGCTTAAATTCTCGCAACCTAGGACATACTGGCGGTCAAAATTATCGTACAAGAATCCAAGTTCTCCGTCTTTAATTTTTCCGGGAGATTTCTCAATCACTACGTCCTGGACTTCAGAATCGTGATTTCCTTTAACTACCAGAATTACATCACCGAATTTAATATTTGTCCCATCAGGAAGAGGGTATCCTAACTCTTCGATCTTAATTTTTTCACTATTTATTAAGACACTTTCTAGTAGTTCTACATGATAAGCGAGTCGTCCTGGAACAAATACGGGTTCGGGATTACCTTCGACGTAAAAACCTCCCATGATGGTTTTGGCGACAAAATTCCAAATTTCTAAAGTTGGAACTTCATTCTTGTTTAATTCGCTTAATTCTTCTTCGTACTCACTTAATACTGTATCTTGATCACTGGGAAAAACTCTAGTCCCGTCAACTTCCTTACCAAAAATGTATTCCGAAGCTTCTTCCCTGCTTATATCTTTATCCTTAGCAATACCTTTAATTACGGCATTAATTACGCCAGTAACTTGTTTTTTAGTAGCCGAATATTTTTTAACTTGTAACGACTCACCGGCTTTTACATAGCCCAATCTTTGCAAATACAAATAGCCGTGATTTTCTGTACCGACAGCGACGATTTCTGCCTTTTTTTTCTTGGAATTGGAAGGTTTTACTTTTAGCACAATTCTATCTCCAGGTTTGTGTTAATTATGGTTGTGTTGTTGTCTTTAACTTCTGGGGGAATTTTTATCTTAAATTCTTCCCCCGTTTCTGAGAATAATGAAAGTTCTCCAGATAATCCGCCCCTAAAAAACGCCGCGCCACATAAAATTTTTGTCTCGCTAGAATTAAGTCGGCAGTTAAATAACGCAACAATGTTTTTAGATATATCTGCAAGGACTTTCATTTAAAATTAGTATCCTGATTATGAGTAAGGGTCGACCCAAGTAAAGGAAGTCCCTTGCAAGTGAGCGGTAAAGGAATACTTTTTAACTTCGTTGTAACTACCGGGCTGGCTGTAGTCCGTAATTAAAATAGCCGCTTCAATAATTTCGCCGTCTGGATAGACAGCGTAGAAATACAATTCGCGTCCAAAATAGCCGCCATTTCTTTGGGTTTGCTTAATAAGCTGTAGCGCAGGATCTCCGCCAACTGGGGAATCGTAATGGTTTTCTACGCCAGAGAATTGGATGGTTCTATCGCTACGGATGGCCTTTTTCTCAGTTCCAGTGCCACTTAAAGTATTGGTTGTGTCCACTGTGGTTGTTTGAGCGGCCAAGGGGAACTCTTGAATCCCGTACATGGGGAGCAAATCATCAACAATCCTTGCTGTACTTGCGGTAGCGATCGCGTATTTTGAACTAAAGATGGGAATGTCAGTCGCTGTAGTCGCTACGGTCACATCTTCCGAAATGAGGACATAAGTTCGCGCTTTATCCCCATCCTTGAAGAAGGATAGTGCCATACCTGCTTTTAAGTCTGTCGCTACAGAAGCAGTACAAGTAATTACGGTCGCGCCAACAGCGACGGCTACTGTAGACGTAAGAGTTCTTGCGACTACAGTTCTTGTGCCTTTGGGCAATAGTAAGATTCCTGCACTAAAACCCTCTAAAGATGTAGTGTTGTAAGCTAAAGGCATAGTTATTTTTTCCTTTAAAAAAATTAAATCATCACCCTGTCGGCAATATAAATTCTTGCCTGTTCAATCACCTTTTCATCTGCCGGGGTATTCGTAAATCTTGAAGTTACATAAGCCCTCCTAATCCTCTCTACCGCTAAACTTAAATTAGGCGTTGCTGCCCAATTTTTAAGGGTGATTTCCCAAAGTCTA